CCCCGGCAGCAACCGCCGCGAGGATCCCGACGCCCTTCGCGAGATTTCCGATAAGGTCTTTATTTGCCTTGAACCATTCGAGCGTCTTTACGACGACGCCGACGATAAAGGGCTTTATGTCCCGGAGAAGTTGAGTCATTCCCTCGAGGGCTCCGAAACCCTCGTTACGGAGGGCGACAAAGGTCGCAATCATATTTTCTTGGAGTTGGCTCTTAAAGATTTTAAATTGGCTCGCGACCGTGTTCATTTGGATATCAAACATTTCTTGAGCCTTGTTGGTCCCCGTTATTTTCTCCTCGAGCTCGACGAGCTCGTCGGCCATTTGCGAGAGGACCAAGACCGCCGGCGCCGCTATCCGCCCAAAGCCCTTAAATATCGCCGCCGGATCGGCGTCCTTGAGAGCCCGAAAGACCGCGACCAAGCCGTCGGCCTCGAGGGAGACGCCGCCGAGGGCTTTCTTTAGGACCGCGTTAGGAGCCGCCAGTCGGACGAGCGTATTTTTTAGACGCGTTCCGGCGACGGCGCCTAGCATACCGGCCGAGTTGAGAGCTCCGAGCGCCGCGACCGTCTCCTCGAGCCGAAGCTCGAGCCCGGAGGCTACCGAGCCGACGTTAGAAAGGCCCTCTTTTAACCTCTCGGCGTTCAGGAGGGAGCTCGCCATCGACGCCGCAAAAACATTAACGACCCTATTCGATTGCTCGGCGCCGAGCTTAAATTGGGCGAGAGTCGCGACGAGCGTCTCGGCCGCGTCCCCCATAGAAGTATTGGCGGCGCCGGCGAATAGCAGGACGTTCCCGGTCGACTCGAATATTTGATTTACGTCTTGGCCGGCTTGGGCGAGCGCCATCATAGCTTCAGCCGCTTGACTCGCCGAGAAAGCGGTCGCCGCGCCGAGACCTCGGGCGACGCCGGTAAGCTCGAGGAGCTCGGCTTTACTAGCCGAGGCTACCGCGGCGACGTTCGCCATAGATTGCTCGAATTTTGCCCCGACGAGGACCGTTGCAATCGCGAGGCCGGCGAGAACGAGTTTCCCAATCTGCCCCGCCCTTTTCATAGCGGCCCCGAGACCGTTAAACCGGGCCCGGAGGGCCGCCGTCGCAACCGCCATACGGCCGGCCCCGCCCTTTACTTGGTTCTCGAGACGCCCAAAAGCGCCTTGGACCCGCTGGATCGTGGCGGTCCCCTTGTCGTCGACAAATATTTCGAGTCGTAATCCTTGTCCCATTTTATCGCCTTGCTCTACTTTCTACGTCCGCCTTTTCTTTCTTTCTGTCGATATCCTCGCTTTGGCAATTTAGGTGCGTCGTCCCGATAACGTCGAGCTTGTACGAGAGCTCGGCCGCCTCCCATTCGGATAAATGCATCGTCCGAAGCGTTAGCGCGAGCTCGCCGATTCGTCCGAGAGAGGCTATCCGAGCGAGCTCATAAGCCGTTACGTTTCCCGGCGCAAGCTGTACCGGCATTAAATGACAAGGGACGCCGGTTTTATCACATTCGACTTGCTCGATTTCGTTTTCCGCCGCCTGCCTCCGACATAAAAAGCAATTAAAACCCTTGTTGTCGAATTGCTGCCGGACGTAAGCGGCTAGGTTTTTCCCTCCTCCTCGGCCTCCGTTGGCTCCGTAGCCGTCGAGGCTGTCATAGCTCCGGACGGGATATTGGCTCCCATTTTGTCGAGGAGTTTCCCTTGCTCCTCCTCGGGAATATTTCTAGCGAGCGTCACTACATAAGGCGCCTCGACCCAAACCCCATCGACTAAATCCTCGACGCCATTCCAACCGAGGACCGAATACTCGAGAGCGGCAACCGAAACCTTGTACCAATCGGTTTGCCCGCCCTTGTCCGTAAATTGCTGGACAAGCTCGCCCCGTATCGGCGTCGGTAAACGCCGGTAGAAAATCTGATACGACCCCGCGTCATACTCAAATTGCTCCTTTTTGTTCACTAATTTTAGAGACATTTTGACCCCTTTTTCGTTACGTCTCGTTTCCTACGTCTACGACCGGCGTCCCATTAATCGCGCCGGAGCCGTTCCCTGTTAACACGTTCCCAAATACTATGCATCCGTTAGAGATATCGTCGACCCCATAACCGCCGTTATCGATAACCCGATTGAAAGCTAAAACATGATGAAACCCCGCGTTTTCGATTCCGTCGTTTCCGTTGTCCTTGCTAACACAGCCAGAAATCACATTATAGCTCGCTGTCGTGTTTTGGATCCCTCGCCAGCAATTATATACAGCGCATTGGTCGACCCAAATATCAGTATTGGCAAGGCTTAGGCCGTAGGAGCCCGCGGCGCCGTCGATTTTAAGCCCTCGGAGAGTCCATTTCGAGCCCGCGATTTGGAGTTGATACGCCCCGATATCGAGCGTCTCTCGAGCGTTTAGAGAAAACAGGACACCATTCGAGGCGCTGATAACCAAATTCGCCGTTAACGCAGCGCCGGGGACGAGAGCGATTCGAGTATGTCCGGCCGCGACCGCGGCGTTTATGTCCGTCGTCGAGCCGTCGGTCCCGACGACTACGTCGAAAACCGGCGCGACTCGATCCATATTCTCGACCGTAACCGGATGGACGCCCCAAAAGCTCATTTTTTTAAGTCTCGTTCCCTACATTGACCGCCGGCGTGCCATTGATCGCTCCGGCCGTGTTAGAGGTTAGATCGTTCCCGTATACGAGATTTGCGTCGGCGAGGTCGTTAAACCCATATCCGGTATTTGAGTAGCAATGCGAAAAAGTTAGCGTATTATGAGCGGTCGAGGCCCCGCACCGGACCGCATCCCCTACACAAGACTTGGCTCGGATCATCGTCATTAAAATATGAGAGGAGTTTACGACCTCGATACCGTGAGCGCCGGCGCCCGTAAGGTCGAGGTTATCGAGCCAAAGGTCGGCGGCGCCGGCGGCAACCGTTATGCAATTCCCGGCCGGAGCATTGATATTAAACGCGGATATATACCAACGATCGCCCGAGACGGTTAGCGTATAGCTACCGAGGGCGAGAGAGCGGCGGTTTCCGATCGCGACGAGATAGCCGTCGTTAGCCGAAAGGTCGAGGTTTCCGGTAAGGATCGCGCCGGTAAGTAGGATTATTTTCTTATGACCGTCGGCGACCGCTTGGTTTATGTCGGTCGTGTAGCCGTCCGTTCCGACATAAGCGTCGCAAATCGGCGAGATTCTATCGAGATTCGCGGTTGTGAGTTTATTCGCACTCCAAAAAGACAAGGATCCGACCCCTTTCTAATATTCTGTGAGGTAGTTTATCGGCTCCTCGTTTTGGACTTTAATCTCGATATTAGAGTTTTTCTGCAAGACGGTCCCGTTGTAGTGAGCCGTCCTAAAGATATTCGCGACCGTCGGGTTTACGGCCTTAAACTCGAGCGATTGAGGGATCCGCCCGGGGCCAGGGATATTCGCCGGAGCGTTTATAAACTCCATTGACGGCAAGAAAAAGCCGAGGATATACGTCTCGCCAGTCGCCCCGATCGTCGGGCCTGTAAAGATCATCGACGCCGCCAAATTGCCGTCTATATCGACGAACGTATCCCAAGTCGTAGCATTATACCGAGGAAATTCGACTTTTAACATAACGTCGCGGAAATGATCTCGGACCGGGATCGCGAATTGAGTCCCGGAGCTCGTCGTTTGATCGTCGACCTTTAGGCGGTTATCGATCGATAGCTCGAAAGAGTTTATCCCGTAACTCGAAACCGGGGCCACCGCGTCCGAGCCTAGCTTAAAGTCGAGACTCTGAAAAAGAGACTGGACCTCCGTCTCGGTCGGAAGCGTCCAAGAGGCTGAATTATACGACCCTCGATATTGGTCGTATGCAACAAGGTCGACCGTAACCGTTACCTCGTTGGGATTCCCCGAAATCGTTAGTTTGTTAATAAAACAAGAATTGTAAACCCAATCGGAAACTTGTTTGTCAAAGCCTAGTTGAAAGCGCCGGACCTTGCGGTCGTTAGCAGAATAACCCGCGTTCCGTCCGTCGGTCCCTCCCCAAGCCTCGTCTTGGATTGTGTTATCGCCCTCGAAAATATGGCTCCAAGCGTTAAACTTCTCGGCCGTCGGGGATCCGCCGTAAGCCCCGTTTCCGGAGGAGTCGACGAGCTCGAAAGTCCCCGCGGTTTTATTGTCGATCCGCCAGTCGCCATTTGCGGCCGTATTCCCGGTTACGCCGACTATTTGGACTCCGTCCCCGTCCGAGTAGCCGTGAGTCGCGACCGAGACGACGATCGGCGTCGCGTTGGTCGCGTTTGTTACCGTTTTCGTTCCCTCGCCCGTCCCAACGGCCATCGGCGACCCGTCGTCCCCGTTGGGCGATTCAAAGCCCAAGGCGAGCATTAAGAGGCGTTGCATACCCACATATCGGAGACGCCCGGACATAGGGCCGCCCGTCGGCTTGCCGACAAGAGGCGCCGGGTTTACCGCGTGGCTCCCCTGTAAATTGGGATCGAAAGAGCGGTTTAAGCTCTGGACGAGGCCCTCTTGGGTAAACGGGATTTGATGCCCGGCGGCCAAGTCGGACCCGCCGGGGACTTGCGGAAAGGCGATAGCAGGACCGCCGCCATAAAGTCCTCGGTCCTTTTTCATCGCCGCTTGTGATAAAACGCCGGTAGCGTCGGCCATAATCTAACCTCCAATTTCGGTATTAAACGACAGTTAAACGGACCTCGCCGCCGGTATAGAGCGGGTTTGTCGAGGCCGGCATATAGGCCCGGAGCTCGACCTCGTTTTGTATCCTCTCGGGCCCGCCGATCGTCGAGTCGAGCCCGCCAGTGATCCGGAGCTCGGGCAAGTCGAGCGTTATCGACTCGCCGCCTCGAGTAAAAACCGCGTCGGCCTGTATAGCCGTGTCCGCGTCTTTCCATGCGTGCCAAGTGTCAGCCGCGTATCGAGCGAAACCGAGCTTTAACGTGCAAACCCGGAAACCGCTCCGGATTGGCTCCAAGGGAAACTTTTGGTCGCCGGCGGTCGTTTGCGTGGCGTAGTCGTCCGGGACGAGCGCGTTATCGATCTCGAGCTCGAATTTATTAACCTTGTACTCGTCGCCGCCGCCCGGAGGTCCCGAGGCTACCGTCTCGGCCCGAAAAACCAAGTCGGTCATACGGACTCGCGTCTCGAGGCCGGTCGTCGAGATCGCCGGAAAGGCCGTGGCGTTGCGGTCGACATCCCGGCATTCCCAATCGATATTAAGGTTAACGACCCCGCCCGCCTCGCCGGTTATAACGAGCTTTTGAATTTTGGCCGCTCCGATCCGCCAGCGTGAGACTTGTTTTTCAAACTCGAGCCAAAGCCATTTATTTAGGTTGTCGGCTGAAAACGTGTAGACGCCGCCAGCAACCGCGCCGAAAGCCGCCTCGAGGATTAGGCCAAAATTGTTATAGTCCAAATGATGAGAGGTCGGGCCCTGCAACGCCTGTACGCCTTGGTCGTGCGGTTTCATTCCGGCCCCGCCGTCTAGGGAGTTATTTTCGATATAGGTATAGGCTTGTGTAATCCCCTCCGTTACATAGGGGATTTGAGTATCGACGGCGGCGTATGCGGCGGCCCAAGAGCCAACGGATTTAACTCCCATTTTTGATAATATTCCTGTCGCGTCGGCCATGTTATAACGCCTCCTATGGAGTTATCGATTGATAAGAAACCTCGGCCCGTATATCGAGTCGAGAGACTCCGACCGGATGCACCGGAACGAAATCAAAGCCTAAAGAGTGCAAGGCGATTTGCGTATAGTCGACCGTGTCGATATGGATTTGCGACGCCCCAAGCGCCGTAAATCCCGAGTCTTTTTGCAATGCCATTACGACCTCCTCGGCCTCGTCGACCGAGTCGGCCTTGGCGAGATCGACCTCGTCGTTAGACTCGACGAAAATTATTAGAGACGCCATAAAATCGGTCTCATGGTCGAGATTGGTCTCCCCGACTATAGTTTCGTTTTTTAGCGCAAGATACCAAGCCGGATAATCCGGAGGAGCGACGACAGGAGACCGCATACCGCCCGAGGCGAAATATTTCCGCTCTCTAAGTTTTTCCTCGATTAGAACGAGAATCTTTCGGCGCCAACCGCCCTCGAATGGCATAGGATTAACCCGATTTCCAAGGGACGCCGCTCTTTTTGGCGGCCTCCCTCATTAGCTGTACGGTGCGGAGTTTCATTTTCGCAACCGTCGCGACGTTAGAGAGATCGAAAAACGACCGTTTCGGGACGACCGTCCCAAACTCGTGTCCGTGAGCCTTGGCGGCTTGCTCCCTGTCCGGAAAGAATAGAATCGCCATAGCCGAGCCTTGGGTCGCGATTGCGATATTTCCGAGCATTTCGTTTGATACTGATAATTGAGGCGACGAGGGACGCCCAATACCGGCTTTATATTGCCCGTAGCCGGCGGAATAGGATCGCCCCTTAGGCGTTGGCTCTCCCCCGCTCGGACTCGGATATCCCGGAGGTCGCTTTTCTGTCGGAGCCCAATATGGTTTATCGCTATATGGCGTAAAGGGCGCGTCGTTAGCGTCGAGTCCTTGGAGCGTGCGGTTTGTAATAATCGCCTTTCCAAGCCCGGCGAGTTGAGCCGCGATTTTCAGACGGTTCCCGCCCTTCGGGAGCCCTCGGCCAAACCGGCCAAGAGACGGCCGGGCCGACCTTACGATTCTCGTTCTAACGCCGGCCGGCATTATCCCCCAAGCCGGATCGTCGCCCCGGTCGGCGTGTTATATTTTTCGGAGTCCTCGATCGTTCCGCTCTCGTCGGTATCGATATTTATTAGCTGTAAGGCTCTACCGAGCTCGTCCTCGTACATTTGATAATATTGCCGGGCCTTTGTGTCGTAGAAGTCTCCCGGGGCTTTCATTTTGTCACTTGCGATTAAATGGAACGTAAGATATACCGCCGCTATCTTGAGCTCCTCCGGGTTAGCGATAAGGTCTCGGACGTCGTCGACCGTTGTAGCCTCGGCTGTAGCGATCGACTTGAGCGTTATCTTTAGGCGGTTCCCGATTAGCTCTTTCGCCTTTGCCCGCCAAATCGAAGCGTCACCCTCCCTCGAGACCCATCGGACGGAATTAGTCTCGACCTCGAAAAGGTCGCCGTCGACGCATAGCTCGATTGCAGACCAGTCTATCGGAGCGGCCATGCCCTAGCCTTTCTTATGTGGAGCCGTTGCGCCGGACGTCTCGGCCGGCTTGTCCTTTGTCTTGGCTTTGGATTTAGCCTTGGGCTTGGCTTTTGGTTTTTCGATATGCTCGCCGCGAAACATCTTGCGGCTATACGCCATCGCCTCGGCCGGCGTGCATGGCGTAGCAATCGCTCCGGCGTCTTTCCAGTATTTAAGGACGCCCGCAAAAGCCTCCTCGCCGTGGCTTATAAACTCAAAATCATCCGTCCCTTGGACATTCCGACAAAGGTCGAAACGAGCCGAGGCGAGGGCCAACATACTCCAAACGCCGTGGCCGCGATTCCATTCGACCAAGCGATTAACCCCGCTCATTGTGGAGCCCGGGATAACCAAAATGTAAGCCTCTTGCTTTTTCGCCATTCCTTGCTCCTCGGTAAAAGAGAGAGTCGCGGCGGACCCGAGTCCCAATATTTCGGGCCCGCCGCTTCCCTTACTACCAGCTAGACGCTAAACTAGGCGTCCCTGTCGGCTCCCGGGCCGCTCGGGCCGCGTAGGAACCCGGCATGTATAACGCCGGAGCCCGCCGCAAGGGCGGCCGTCCCGACGATAACCGCAAGGCGCGTATAGCGCCGGTGTACGGCCGGCATCGGGATTGCAACATTCGCCGGGTCGTAGCCGTCGGTCCCGTCCGTATCGACGACCGCGGTCGTAACGATAGGGAGCCAAGAGCCGGAGCCGTCGGGCGAATCCTCGATCATAAACGAGATCGTCGAGGTCGCGCCTCCGACGATTCCCGGCCATTGTACTTGGCAAAAGCCGGGGTCCCTCTCGTCGTCGTCGGCAGCGCCGTGGTCGAATGCGCTAGAGTCATGCGTCGACGCCGTCCAAGACGCCGTCGCAATGGCGTCAAAATAGGCCGAGGCCGTATCGAGAGCTCGTCTCGATCCAACATGGGTTGTAGGCATTTAAAAGCCTCCTCTTTTTTCTGTGTAAGTCTCCCGGGAGGTATTTAGCCTCCCGGGAGAAACGGCCAATTTACGGCGTTAACGCCGTTTTACGGCATTACTTCGGTATCGATCATCGCGTCGGAAACGTAAATCGGTACGCCTCCAAAGCTCTCGACCGTGTTACCTAGCGCGTCGACGGTCATCGGAATAGATGCCCCGAAATTCGTTAGGTAGTCATTTTCGAGTTGCAATCTCGACCGCTTGGTCATCATGTAAAGCGACGGCTGTCCGACGATCTTGTCGCGTAGTGACGCCATGAGCGTTCGGGTTAGCGTTTGGGTCGCCGGCGCCAAGTCTTTCAACCAAGCGATTGAGGAGCCGTTAAAGATCCCCATTCCGGCCACATGCTCGACCCTCGTCCGGAAATACGGACCCGAGGAAATTTCGCCGAGGTCGATAACCTCGAGCGGCATAACCTGCAAGCCCTCGGCGTAGCCGTCCCCGAGTCGGATCGCAAATACGCTCGAGCCGGTCGAGGCGCCCGTCCCCAAGGCGTCGACCGTTTGTCCTGTCGTAACTCGCGCCTCGATACCGTCGAAACCTTTAACATCGTCAAAGGCCGTACCGGCTCTCGAAAGAGGCGAGTTACCGTAAAGCATAGTTTGGACAAACTTTACGGCCATATTCTTAGCGAATTGGCTGTCGCGAGTCGTCCGCTCGCCCTTGCCGTATGCGTTAACGAGGACTCGATCGGTGTCGCTCTCGCCGCCGTATGGCTTGAGCGTCTCGACGAGCCTGTTAACGACGCCGGTCGTTTGGGAATATGCTTCGTTAAGATTACGAAAAGCGACGCCGGGAAGCGACGCCTCTTGGTTGTAGGAGTAGGCTAGACCATTAACAGACCGAAACGGGATTAAACCCATTATCGGCTCCTCGGAGTAGAGCGTTTGGATAAGCCCTCTCCGGTGCGGATCGTCGACGGTTTTCGCATACTCGGCGTGAGTATATCCGGCCATACTATCGGCTCCTCTCGAGGTTGAGCGAAACCGACTTTATCGACGAGCGGTCTTATTCGGAATAGTGGGCGTGTATAAGCTCGAGATCGGACATACCGTCCATTTGCTCTCTTGTTAGCTTGCCCTTACCCTGTCGACCCGGAGAGCTTCTCCGAGCGTTGGGAGGTCCGGACGGATCTTTAGGCGGACCCTCGTCCGCCGAGTCGCCGCCGTTGCTTTCAAGTAAGCCGAGCTCGGAATATTCGCGAAACTTCTCCCCGTTCGATAGGAGCTCGTCGAGTGTTAGCTCGCCGTCCTCGTCTGCCGGAGCCTTAAATCTTCCTATTAGCTCCTCGGGGATCGTTTTCACATTCGACGCCCAACGGTCCGATTCGGCCTTTATGAGCTTGTTATAGCTCGGCTCGAGCTCGTCCAGTCGGTTTCGTAGCTTGGTTGCGTTCCGCTCGTGTACGGAGTCCCCCGCCGAAGTCGTTTCCTCGAGCTCCGCGACCTTTTTTTCTAGGTCGTTTTTCGTCGCCCGAAGTTTTTTGAGATCGGAATAGACTCCGTTTAGATCGGCGGTCGCTACGATTTGCCTGTCTTTCCCGAGGAGCTCCTCGAGGTCGAGCTCGATAACGTCAAGCCCCTTCTGGATAGCCTCCAGTACGTCGGCGTCTAGATCCGCCCCTTTTTCCTTTAAAAGGGCGAGGATCTTTTTCGTCGAATTTCTCGGCATACTTGCCACCTTCCGGTTTTGTGAGTTTTACCTATGCTGTAAATATAAAGGCCCTTACAAATTAGATTGTCAAGCCCGTACCTTATTCGTCCTCGGGCTCCTCCTCCTCGAGGATCGTTACCGCGTCGTCGACGTCCTCGCCTTGCTCGAGAAAGCGGTCGTCTCTTGGGTCTTTTCCCATTGCTTTTAAATCTCCTCTAGGTCGATACGCCAAGTCTCTCTCTCAAATAGCCAAGATTTTTCTTTCCCCGTTACCCTGTAACGGGCCCCTTTCCGGAGCAAAACCTCGGCCTCGTCCGTTTGGCCGGCGACGTTAGTTATGTCGATACCGCTCTTATTCTTTATGCGAAATATTAAGTTATTCCCGGAGCTCCGAGCAAACCCCTCGACTTGTAGCGGATTTTTAGAGGAGCTCGATAGGGCGTTCCAAGATATCTCTTTAGCGTTCAAAAACCTTTGATATGTCCCATCGGGGAGGTTATACATACCTCGCCAAACTGTCCCCTTGTACGGCTTGGCCCGGTTTAGGGCGGCCTCGATAGCCTCGGTTAAACGGCGATAATAGTTTGGACCTCGTCCGGGCGACGACGCCCAAGCGGAAAAAGCGTCCGAATTGAGGTATTGATATTTTCGTATTCCCGGGTAAGCCGTACTTTTCCAAGAGTTAAAAGCGCCGCTTTCCTCGTTTGATATACTCCGGAGCCATGCCTTTTCGCCGAGTAGGCTCGGGGTCGGCGGCTTGTCCTCGGCCTTGGGACGGTTACGTCGAGGAGCTTTTTTCGTCGCCTCTTTCTCGAGCTCGGTCTCGGCGCCCGGCTGTCGTAGCTCGTTAAAGACGTCGCTCGGGACCGGCGTCCAAGTATGCCGGCAGTTAAACCCGCCGCCGTCGCTCATTACGTCGCCTGTCTGCCCGTTGTCGAGCTCCTCGATTTCGAGCCTCGTATGTGTCGTCCCGACTATACTTTGGCAAAACGGCCGAGTTTTGTTATCGATCGGCCCCACATAAAGAAAGGTCTCAATCCCAAGCTCGGCGGTTTTTTGTGCGATAACCTCTCGAGCGTAACGGAGGTTTGCCGTCCTCGCATAGGTCCCGGCGTGCCATTCGTACAAGCCCCGCCGCTTGCCCCAAGGATAGCTCCCCGTTATTACGCCCTTAATATCTGCCAAGGCCCCGGCTGGAGTCCGGCCGATAATAACCGAGTCGAGGAGCGATTGATTTAGCCGGAGCATAGCTTGGCGATTGAGGCCCTCGAAAAAGGCGAAGTCCCGACTCCGGAGGATATCGATAACCTCCCTCGGGATAAAAGAGAGCTCTTTCGGTACGCGTCCGGCCCGTAGCACCTTCTCAGCAAGGCTACCGAGCCGCGGGTAACGGTCTAGGTAACTACGGACCGACTTCGCGAATCGGGCTTGCTGTACCTCGTTCGAGGCTATGTTTTCAAAATGCCATGCAAGGCGAGCCTGTAGGTTGGTGTCTCCAAATCGAGGAGCCTCGGATAGGAGGGAGGCGATACGCTCAAAAGCCTTGGACTCGTGACGCTTCATACCGGCGAGGATAGAGTCGGTCGCCCGGCCGGCCTCGGCGACAATCTCGGAATTAGCCGCGGTTAGAGACTGTATTAGGAGCTTGGTCTCGCCCGATATCGCCATTTATTAGGCGTCCTTTTCCTTGTCGTCGTCTTTCTCCTCGTCGTCCTTATCCTCGTCCGCCTCGTCGGATCCAAAGGCCGGAGGGAGCCCGAGGGACATAAAAGCCTTTTCCTTTACCTGCCGGTTTTCGTCGGCGACTAGGAGCGCCCTCTCGAGAGCCTCTTTACGATCGAGTCCGTATTTTTCGACATACCAGTCGACTATCGAGGCGAGGTTAGACGCTACCTCGAGGGAGAATCGGGTCGCCTCCTCGGTTGGGGATTCGGGGACCTTGGGAGAAGGAAACTCGACTAATACCGTAACGCCGTCGGGGATCGTGCTTCCGGTTTGCCATGTGTTCCAGACAAGGCGAGACTTCTCGAATAGATCGGCCTCGATCGCTTGAAATTTCGGGATAGCCTCCTCCCTCTCCTCCATAAGCTCGATATTGTCCATAAACTTAGAAAATCCCGAGATCGCCTTTTCGTCGATCGCCCAAGAGCTCGGCGGCATGCCATAGGTCCCTCCGGTTTGAGATAAAAACCAGTTTAGAAATTCTCGGACCTCGTCGAGCTTGGGCTCCGGAGCGGCAAACTTTACATTTGGCTCGACGTCGTCTTTCGAGACCTTGTTAGCGATTAGCGGCTTTCTAACGCCGGCGACGACCGTCGCGCCGGCCTCGACGTTAAAGTTAGTTATGAGCGGCCAACCGTGAGCCTGTAGTTTCATAGTCTCCCAAATGATTCCGAGCTCGACGTTAAGGGCCTCGACGGCCTCGACCACATCGACCCCAAACTCACCCCAATAGTCGGTCGACTCGACCTTTCTAACCGTAACTATCGGGATCATAGGCTCGCCCTCGAGGTCGGCATAGGGATTGCCGGCGTTGTTGAGAGAAAGCCCCGTTACAACCCCTGTCGTCGATATAAAGGCGTGGAGCTCCGGCGTCCAGTAAACCCAACCGTCGATCTCGTCCAGTGTGTCGGGATCCGTAACCTTGAGCTTGTAGGAAAGTTTTTCAAAGGCGAGATAATCCTCGGGGTCGGCGACGACGGCAACCGTCGGGCGTAAATGTATATCGTAATCAATTCGCTCTTTCCTCATAACCGCCTCGACGTGGACGGTGTTTAGGAGCGTTGCGTAACGATCGATCTCGAGCATTTTGCGATTTAAGTCGACCCGCTCGAGCATAAGCTCGATATTTGCGAGGACGGCGTCCGGCGCATCGGCGCCGCTATCCAAAACATAGCGCCGAGAGGGAGGATCCGAGTAAGTAGTCGCAAGGCGGCGGATCGTCCTTGGGACCGCGTTAATAACCGGAAAAGACCATTCGTCGACCGATTCGACCGTCTTGAGGGCGGCCGTCTTTATGTGGTCCTTGACGAGCTCCCGGCTCCGGAGGTAATAGTCGACAAGCCGTTGGGCGGCGACTTGGGCGTCGCTCTCGGCGTCCTGTCGGGCTTTGATAAGGCTCGCGAGCGTTGCTCCCTCGCTCGACGAGATCGTTTGGGCGAAAATATCTCTAATCGCATCGGCCACCGTCTAACCTCCTCATTTTGGCGAGTTTAGCCTCGCATTTTACGCAAATTGCGTGTTTCAAGTCCGGCGATAACCGTCGCCTTTTCTCGTTTATTTCGCTATCACATAGCGCCGTTGCGACCCCAAATATCGGATATAAATAATGCCTCAGCCGGGACTTGGTCCTCTTGGTCATAGCTTGCCCGTCGAGCATGACATACCATCCGGGACGTAACCGAGTCAATTCCGTACCGCACGAGGATCGAGGCGTAACCATATCTTAGAATAGGCCAAGGATCTTTTTCCTTTTCTCGATTATAAGAGTATCGATCCGGGTAAACGTATCGACCGACGAGAGCCGCCGGATCTCGTCGAGCTCTTTCTCGATCGCGCCGAGAGAGTCCAGAATCGCCCCAACGGCGACCCCTTGTCCTTGCTGGACGCCCTCGATTTGCATTTGGACGGCTTGGAGCCGGAGCTCCATACGCTCGATCCCCGCCGCCGTCCCATGCTCGGCCGAAAAGGCAAGAGCGTCTAAGAGGCCCTCTTGGCTCTCGACCTTACCCCGGATTAGCTCGAGCGTTTTGGCTTTTTCGGTATCGAGGACGCTCTCGACCCGTTGGTCGGATTCGTATTTATTTGCAAGACCTGTTATGGCCTCCTCGAGGATCGCCCGCGACTCTTGGGCTTGGTCCTCGCTCTCGCCCGCCCTTTCCATAGCGAAGTAAATTCCGGCGCCCAAGATCCCGCCGACGACGACGATAAAAAACCCGTAAAGCTCGAGCCGCTCTCTTATCCCTGTTAGTTTCATCCGACGAGCGTCCTTTTTTTAACCGGCCTAGTAGAGAGCGGCACCGCCGCCTTATCCTCCTCGTGGGTTATCTTGATCTCGACTCCCATTTCCTCGAGATACGGAGGGATTTTAGCTTTACTCGAGTCGACCGGGAGCGTCGTAATTCCATGCAACCACATAACGGCTTGTTCGAGCCCTCGCCTCGTCCTCGCCTCGATCTTTAGCTTATACATTGAAACCCCTTTCTCCTCTTTTTGCGGACCGACTTAGGGCTCCGGAGGTCGAGCCTCACAAGCCCCATAGCTCCCCGAATTAGGAGCCTTTTCGAGCCACATATAACGCAACCGTCGGCGCGTAGCTTCTCGAGAGTCTCGGCCCTCCATGCGCTACGCCCGTCCGGTGTCTTGATTTGTTTACAATGGCGGTTGTCGCACTGATAAGCGACTTGTGTCGGGGATCCGCTCATATGTTAACCTTGCCGCCATAAGCCGGA